TTCTATCATAAATCCATCAGCAGGTCCAACACCCAATTGATGCAGTATAGAAAACACGGAATTAATATGCATCAGCAAATCTGCATCGAAGTGTTCGTACTCTTCGGCAATTCCCAACATTTTCTTTACCGAAGTAAGTATGCTATCTGTGATACTAGCAGCCATATGATTCCTCCAATTTACGTCAAATGAATAAACTTCTTCATGCAGTAGCCCTCTACCTCATTAGAAATGAATACCTTGTAAAACTCATCTGAAGAATTTAAGGTATCTATTTCAACTACTGTCCCGGCTTCTAACACATGAACCGTATTAGAACTCTTATCAGGCTGGCTACGAACATTCAAATACTGACAATCGCTGACAATACCTATACACCTAATTGGCTGTGCCGCCTCTATGTCTTTCTCTGAATTATTATAGTATGGTTTTCTATTTTCCTTCATGTTTCCTCCTTAATGTCTCCACGGACAAGTGTCATTCTTTGCTCGTTCCGGTATAAGAACGGGCAAAATGTTTTCGTTTCCATAATGTATCGCATTGTGTGTTTCTAAAGTTGTAGAAATAAGATATTCCGGGTTAAGAAGTATATCTGTTCTGCGTAAAATATCGTTTTGCTCTATTGGGTTCATGTGATGGACAAGGATTTTTCCATGAATCTCATACCCATCTAGTCCTAAATCGCATCCATTATCGCGGATTATCACTTCTCTTTTTACAGCAAGCCATTCTTTAGAATTATAGAATTTCTGATTCAAAAACCTCCCAACAGTTCCATCCAATCGCAGGTAGTTATATCTGTCGATGAAATCAGTAAACTTTATCAGTTCGGAATACGTTCTAATCATAGTCGTCGTCCTCTGCCGCACCGCTATAGCCCCTAAATGCTTTTAAAGCCTCTGCTGCCAGTTCTTCACTTCGTTCGATAGATTTTAAATTATTAGTCTTAGCCTCTATGAATTCCTTTTGCTTCTGTAATATATCTTTTTCTATTTTTTCTTTTGTGGAACCAAGCTTTAGATAATGTGTGATAACCTGTGATGAAGCACTCCCATCTCTTAATTGTCTTTCAGCAAGGTCAACCGCCAATGCAATTAATTGGTTCTCTCTTGCTTCCGGCGTTAAGGCTGGACGCATCTTCTTAATGTTTTCCGAGTTATCTACAGCCTTTACTTTATTCAAGTCAAACGCCCCTTTCTAATAACTTTTCAATCTGATAATGACAGTTATTGACTATTTTTCCAGTACTTAAAAAGACCCACACATTGCGAAAATAGCTATTCAGCGAAAGGAGAAATCAACTCTGAATCTAATCCACAGAATCAGTAAACTATTCGTAATCTATAGGTCTGTTTAGGTACTGGAATGAAAACATTTTCTATAAAATCCCTCTGGAGAAATTTTAAAGACCGTCGCGATATGGGAGGGGGTATGTTTTTTCGGACACCCCCCTATACCCCTTTTCACGAGTTTTTTAGAATTATGCAGATTTATCGGTTATTTTACAATAAATATTTTTGAAATCATATTTGATAATTTCATCAATCGCTCGCTCTGTTTCTTTTTCGTTCTCTTCATCGGATAACTGATCGGAAGTGCGTGCTATTCTTCCGAGATAAGATGTAGTATGATAGCCTTTTTCTTCATCAAACAGCATCCATTGAGTGAATTGCTCAAATGGATTATACGGATTATCAAAAGTTGTAAGCGCACATCGCATCTAAATTATTCACTCCTTTCCACTTAAATACTTAGATACTGTAGATGTTGACACACCAAGAGCTTCGGCAATCTCGGCAGTACTGTAACCTGAAGCACTTAATGCGGTGATACGGTTCTGTTTTGCCGTGCTCAATGTATTGCTGGCTCGAGGTGTAGCCCTCTGCCTTATTGTATCGGTGTTGGTGTTGTTCAATATCTGAAGAAGCTTATTCTCACTGATTGCTCCGGCTTGAATTGCTTCCCATTCTCTGTCAGTAATCTCAATGTTATTCCTTTTTGCTCCGACAGAACTTCTAGCCTGAGCCAATGCCTGCTGACTCGCTTTCTTTATTTCAGACTTTGTCATATCCGGATTGTCTTTCTTCTTTGCCGACACAGTTGCATTAGCGATTGTCTGGGCTTGACGCTCCTTCGGTGCATTCGATAAAGCAAGATTCAACTTGGATTCAAGCGATTTTACTTCATCCGAATAAGTACTCTTCGCTGAAGCCGAATAAGCAATCTTCCCTGAATTAACCATCTCCTTACGCGCCTGATTAGCAAGAGATTTCATAGAATTGGCGTAATCAGCATACGCTCTCTCTACAGGAGTATCAGCATCAGAAACCAAAGTATAGGCGTCTTTTGTCTCTGCCATCTTCGTACTTTTCTGAGTTCTTACCTGAATTTTTCCGTTTTTATCTACATACTCTTCTTTTACAGACTTATAAGAAAGAGAACCATCCTCGTTAATTGTCGGACTTCCTTTTCTCTTAAGAACCTGTGTTTCGGACTTTGCCCTTGAGATAAGTGTCGATGCACCTTCATGATAACGCCCATCGGAATCAATACTTCCTTGGTATCTTTTTTTCAATGTAGCTATATCGTTGTCGATTTCGCTCTGCTTGTAATCCAGTTTGTGCTTTTCGGCATCAATAACTACCATACTGTGCCTAACCGCTTTTGCAAGTTCATCCTCGGTCGCACCACGCAACGTCATATCCGTAATGAGATTAGAAACCTTTCCCATCTCTGTCTGAGTATTCTTCATAATCTTATACTCTTTACCGTTGCGATAGTAGTGAGCTGCACCATCGGAGTCCTGCTTTACGTCATCAGCACCATATGCATCCTTTGTGTCAAACCCTTTTAACCCTCTAAGTTCATGAGTCGAGGTAATCTTCACTTTGCTATTTGCCGAGTTACAAGGTATTACCATTACCGTATCGCCGTCGAAATCTGCACCTGATAATCGGTCGGCATTTTTCTTATTTATTCCTATAGCATCGATTGGATTATTGCCAAGTACATTTTTTCCCTCAGCCAATTTATTATTGACTTTCAAAATCGGAATCTCAAAAGTTCCACCATGTGGGTAACGAATTAAAGCAACCGTTTCTCCATCTTTGTAATTCGGCGCATACACTTCATTATCCTTAATAGATGTCAAAGGTAAGATAACCTGATACTTCTGACGTGGCAAAGCTGCCGCCTGTAAATGAACTGCTGCCGCATCACAATCCTCCGCAAACGATTTTAACAATACTTTCTTGACTGTTGGATTGGTCAATGAACATATTTCATCAAACTCTGACTGCTTATCTGCTTTCGCCAGACCGAGCTGCTTATCAATCAACGCCTTATTCTGCTTTGACAAGAACTGAGCAGGGAGTGTTTTACTCCATTCCCCCCAATCGCCTTCTTCAGCACGCTTATTAATTAATGATAATGACTGTTTCTTTCCAGTCACTGGGTCTATGTATTTGCCGTTGGGGTCATCATAGTAACTTTGACCACCATGTTCCTTAATCAGAGAACCAAATGGATTATCCGGATCATCTTTTATTTTCTTTAATACATCTTTTGTCGGTGTTCCAGACTTCTTGTTTGTGTTAAAGATAACGTCCACTCCATCCGGCATATCATCAGAATACACAGCCATTCCTTTAAGGTAATGTGTTCCATCTACCATAATACGAACCTGGGCATAGTGTGCATCGCCTAAAGAAAGATCCTGTACACCACGCCTTAGCTCAATTACACCATCTTTATCAACTCCGCCATCTTCGGCATATCTGATTTGCAATCTTTTAGAATCCATGCTGGACGGATATTCAAACGCTTTCTTAAACGATGCACCATCATCGTAAGATATGTAATCTCGGACAGAATGCACATTCTCAAAGTTGTAAACATCCTTATACTCTGTCCCCGGAGGACAAATAACTTTTATGTTTGTCTGTTTTCCGGGGTTAGTGACCTGTGGAACTCCGGCTCCATAAATCGGATAGCCCTCCATTTCAAGAATATAAAGCGCCTGGTTAAGTTTCTCTTTGGAAATCCCAAGTTCTCTTTCAACACCAACTCCGACATCAATCATTCCTTTTTCTGCAATCTGCTTTTTGAGGAAATCCGCCGTAGCTTTAGCCTGGTTCATCCTGGTCTCTGAGCCCTCGTTTAATAATGACCTAACAGACGAGTCATTTGAAAAGCCCATCTGCTTAGCTATGTCGTTCAGACTGTAGCCCTTTGCCCGTAGGTCTTTCGCAGTTGCTACCTGAAGTGAACGCCGCTCATCCTTTGCCAGGCTCATTTGAGTTCTTAGCTGAGTTGTTGTGAGCCCCATCGACTTTGCTATATCAGTCTCACTTAATCCGGAATTCTTTAATTCCTGCACACGGCTAAGAAAGTCCCCGCTGTGCTGATAAGGATTTTCACCAGACCCCCAAGGATATCTGCCGGAACGTCTCGCAACTCCGTAATGCATTAAAATGTTTTCAACAATAGCATTCACGGCTTACCCCTCCTCTTGTATCATTTTTTCGAATAATTTATCCTGCATCCTTATCTGATCCATAATCGGTAAAATGTCTTCTGCTGTAGGATTATGATATAGTACATCTTCATTCTGATATATTCTGAGTTCCATATCTATTGTTCCGGGCTTGATATTGTATTCCAGACAAAACAACGCGGCGTACACCAGAAGCTGTTCCATCTTTGCCGGTCTGCGTCCGGTCTTTAAGTCATGTATTCTGAGCATATTTTTATCAAATGCAATCGAATCAGCCGTTCCAAACCATCTATCTGAATAATACAGAATCTGTTCCGGAGTCATTCTATATCCGATAGCATCATTGATATACGGCAGTAAATTTGAAAAAAGACTTTGTAAATCCAGATTGTCGACAATGAAATAAGGAATGCATTGAGTTTTGTTCTCCAATAAATAAAACTTATACATCTTCATGTCGCTTTTACTAAGCTTAATTCTCTTATTTATCATCGCCTGTGCAAATGCATGAGACACTGTTCCAACCGTTGGTATCCATTCTGTAACGAATGTGGTCTTGTTCTCTTCAAATGTTTTTCCCAACCAATATGGTCTACTGGCACTAAAAGGTGCGTGCAGTCCCTCAAGGTTTGAATGTTTGTTGAAGTTCATCTAATACCTCCTCTTTATTCTCAGGACATATAAATCTTGAAAATGACATACGGTTCATCATTTTGACATAGTACTCCTGATTAGGTTGCTTCTTTGCATCTGCGCTTTTTTTACATTCTAAAGACGCCCACTTATTTTTATGCAGAACAAGTAAATCTGGAATTCCCTGGATGTATGTCGGGTCGTTTTTCATCACGATGCAACCCGGAAATCTTTTTTTCAATTCTTTAATCAATCCAGCCTGAAACTTGTTTTCCAACATAAGTAACGCCTCCTCACGAAAGTTAAAAGAGAATGTGCATTTTTATCCTCTCTCTTCATAAAAGAGAATGTATTTTTCGCGCGTAAAAAAGAGCATAAAAAAAAAAACAGAGACACAATTAAGCATCTCTGTTATAAGGCAGAAACTTTATACCGCTTTCAAGTATACATCTCCCTCTTTGCTGATATAAAATTCTTTCATTGTTGTTACGGCATGTAACGTTTTTCGAAGCGATTTCCTAATGTCAGACTCTTCGCCATTATTTAAAGAATCAATAACTTCGCCTACTGATTTTTCATATTGTGTCTTATCGATTTTCTCAAGTAAGCGTCCTTTGTAATCGTTTATGTATTTTCGCAGTGTACTAAAACTGCTAAGCATTCTTTTTTCGCATTTATCAATATATGTTGTCACTTCGCGTTCTATAAATGCAATATACTCTTTATCCTGATTTTCGGAATAATAGGCTTCAAGCACTGAACTCATCCCATATAATTGAATTGATAATTCCAAACTTTCTTTAATGCGAAAAGAGTTCGTAACCAGTTCTTCTACATTCGCTTTATCATTTACCGTTGTCTCTAAGTCATGCATATAAAACTCGATATCTTTCATCGCGACTATCTTAGCATTTTGGATATTGCCTATTGTCGCTGTACGTTGCTCAGTATGCGTCATAATAGAAGCATAATTTTCATACGCATATTTTATAAAGCTTACTTCTGAAAGCAACTCTGCTTTTTTATCGCCATACAAAAACTCCAATATTTTATCCAGGTTCTGGTTTATCATCTGAAGCCTTGAGTTAATCTCTGTAATATAATACTGACTAGAAGCTATAGCCATTACTGAAAATACTTGTGTAAACATAGCTTGTATCTTTAATGGGTACAATGATGCTGTTCCGGCAAATTTTCCATTGCTATCCATATACATGCTCATAAAACCACCTTGATTTTTTAAAGACACAAGGGTATGGTTGATGCCATCTGGAAATCTGGCGATATATGCGTTGGTCATTGACATTCCTGCTGCCAGACCCGGCAATTGTTGCGTCGCTGCACTTATCTGCATTTTTTGATTTTGGGTAAGTCTTACCTTCGTATATCCTTTTTCAAAATCTATATCTTTTTGTACCGGCTCTATTTCGAAGTCATGCTCCAAAGGCAACATTGAAATAATATCATGTTCTTCGCTCATACTTATCCCCCATTCCAACATGCGAATTTAGGGCAAAATAAAAAGTGCGCCCCGCATAAGAGACGCGCCAAAAAGTGTATCCCTTATTGTTGCCACACAATCTCATTGCCATTCAAGGGTACACGAGTA